ACGACGATATCACGCTGGAAGCCCCAAACACGGTTCTGAGGGAATGTCAAGTCGACATAGCCTTCAGGGTAGTAAGGTACTTCCTGAACATCGATACCAAGAACACGTGTTGTGCGTGCTCCACCGAATGTCTGTGCAGAACCATCAAGGTATGCCTGACGGTTAGCAGATGTACCAGCAACACGATTACCCATTGCTTCAGCAATTGCGTCAGCAAGTGTACCGTTGTGCTTTACGATACCTGCGAATGCGTCTGTACCTGCATAGAACTTAAGGTTGTTCTTAAGTGCACGATACTTACGTGGCATAGCAAGAATAAGATCCTGCATTACCTCTGGTGTCCAAGCGTTATCAGCAACAGTAACTACGGCCTCGTGTGAGTCTCCGTTGTCCTTGTGCTTCTTGATAAAGCCAGGCATGATTGAAAGGAATGGACCTGTTGCGCCGTCACCGTTGATAGCGAGATCTTCGATATCATTAGCAAATGCGTTGGTCATCAAGCGAACTAGATGATCCTCAAGTGCTGCCCCTTCAATATTGTCTTCTAGTGCCTCAGCAGAAACTTCCCAATCGAGACGAATCTTCTTTGTTGTTAGTTCTACCTTGGTAAACTGTGCACCAGTGTTTGTGTAATCGCCTACACCTTGAGCAGCAGCACGAATTACTCGCTCACCAACGTTAACTTTTTCAAGTTCCATGGTGTTTGCTCTCATTGTGACACGACGACCATCTTGGGCGAGAACGGTAGCATCCCATACATAATCGATGAAACGCTGTGCTTGTTCTGGGCGAAGTATTCCGCTTCCAGCCTCACCCGAAGGATTTACTGCGTTAGGGCCTGTGGTAAGTCCAAGATTTGCATTTGGAACATTGCCTAGGGCACCACCAGTACGATAGTTGCCAGGAACATTTGAACCTGCATCAGATCCTGATGCGAAGGAACCTTGTGACTGGTAAAGACCTGGTGTTGTACCACCAAGTTCTCCAGACTCTCCTGGCTGATTTTTAATTAACTCTTCCGACATATTGTCACCTCCAAGTTTTGTCTTATCTTTATTTAAATAAGTCGGCTGTTTTGAGGAAACGTCCGCCCCATAAGGATTTTTCCATCATTTCTGATGGCTCCTGAACGATCTCGCCTAGATCGCCAGACTTTCGGAAAGCGGTATCTGCTTCTACTGCATTTACTCTCTTTCCAAACTCATTAACTGCATCTCTAGTTGAAGCAATATCTTTGGCAACTTCACCTAGTGATTTTTTTACTGTGTCAACATCGACCTTTTCAGACTTGAGCATTTCTACTTCTGCCTGAATAGACTTGACGGTTGACATGAGATCGCTAAAGGCTGATGTAAGTGTATTCTTAAGTTCAGTAATTGATTCTACAATTACTTCATCTGACTTCTTTGCCTGCATCTCCTCTTCCATCTCAGCGTTAGGAGCCTCTGCAGCATCTTCTGCTGTAGTTTCCTTATCTGGATGTGCAGCCTTTTCTGTTTCTGTTACGTCGTCTGCCTTTTCAGATTCCTCTGATGGAGCAGCCTCTGCTGTTTCTGTTTCCTCTGCGACTGCCGAAGTTTCGGCAACAGCCTCTGGAGCAACCTCATCTGACTTTGTAACTTCTGTTGTTTCTTCAACAACGGTTGTTTCTTCTGTCATAGGATTTACCTCCTTGTTAATCTTAGCATCAATGCCTTTAGCACTATCAACTAAGAATTTGACTATATCCATTTTTTCGTTGTCATTTTTTTCAACGAAACCTATATTTTTCATCGCTTTGCCAGTAGTTGGACTTACTGCGGATTCTTCTTCTGAAACCATAACTAAACCAGATTGCTCATCATAAAAAACATTTTCTACTGCAAGATCTGCAATATCACCTTTAATAACATCCATACCGTCTACCTTTTCAACATGCATAATATTTGCAAATTGGTTTGCTGGGGAATCTACAAGACTCAACTCAACAAGGTCGTATTCTTTAATAATTCTAATAGTAGAGTCTGACTTCTCATCATAGCCATCATCCCACTTATTCATTCTACCGCCGATTGAAAAACCAGTAAGGGTTCCATCAAGAACCTTTTCCCAAGTATCCTGTGCGCCTTTTGAAACGTATGCAGAAACAAAAACTCCAGAATAAAACTTCTTAGATTCTGGGTCAAAGTACTTATCCTCTTTAAAAGAAACCATCTTGCCAACTGCAACTGGCTGGTGCATCTCACGGATGTTACCACGGAACTTAGCAAAAGCCTTTAGCGATGCTTCGGCTGTGACAATATCACCTTGACGATCAAGGTTATCTAGTGAGGCAAAGCCAGAGACAATACGTCTCTCTTTGTCCACCTTCGCAAATGGAAGGGAAAGGCGGACATTTTCGCCCTCTGTGTCCCAGTGTGCTTTTGATATAGTCATACTAAGTATATTATAGACCCTTTTTCAATAATGTGTTAAATATCACTATTGCGAAGATCTACCCTCACCTTTCGGGTTTCTACCACTAATTGTAGCAGCACCATCAGACTGATTATTGGTACGTTCTGTATCACGCTGTCTGTCTGCTGTTTGGTTTGCTGCGTCCTGTGGCTTTAGTTGGAAAGGCTCATCTCCACCCTGTCGCTGTGGTAATCCAAGTACTTGTCTTGCTTCATTTGGCAACATAACTTGAGCCTTGATGTATCTTTCCAAAATCTGAGACTGTGCTATTTCGTCTGTTAGGGTTAACTCGTTAAACTTAAGCACAAGAACATCTGTTTTTTCTTTAATGATTTTAGCCAAAACTTTTTCAAGTTCTCTTTGTGCTGGTCTTGCAACTTGCTCTTTAAACGTTCTGTCTTGTGCAAGTGCTGCTGCAATAGCACCGCTATCACCGCCACCAATCTTAGAAAGTGGAACCTGATGAGCAATCAGAATGTCATCACGATTTTGCTTGCGGTATCTTTCAAAGGAACCTTCTTGAACTCCATTTTCAATTGGCTCCATCTTAAACTCAACTTTGTTTGTATCTGAATCTCCTGGTAGAGGAATATACAAAGTTCTGTGAGACTGCCCTTTAAGGTTAGTCTGCAAAAATCTAAACATCTTGTCTTCTGCATCTGAAGACAATTTAGCACCCTTTAATGTAACAACATATCTTGGCACTGCTTTATTACTAAAGTAATCAATGTTATATTGAGATGCTAACTGATCACCATACAATGAATTAATTGCAGAAATAATATCTGGTACACCATAAAATGTATTCAATGGAGAGTATGACTTAAAGTGAATAATCTCATTTGGCCTTGGGTCATCTGAAATTGGATTTGGATTTGTTGCACCAAAGTTACGGAAATAAACTACCTTCTGTCCAATGATTTGCACAAAGCCATCACGTAATCTACGAACACGCATTGTTGTTGCAGGAATATGTCCAATATATCCTATTTCTCCACGAGTAGTTCTGCCTACTTCTAGATATCCGTTTCCTGTTGCCTGCACATCTGTAAAGACTTTCATCATTGTTGTAGTAAATGAATCATCATCGTTTAAAGATTCTAGCCAATCTCGCATTTCAATTTTGGCACGTTCAATTCTATTTCTGGCACGTTCAACCTGAGCACGATCTTGATTTGATTCTAATCTAAGCATTGTCGTTGGAGAAACTTCAAAATCATATCCAAGACCTACAATATTCTCTACCTTTGCATCAATAGCAGCATGGTTAGCAAATGAAGTGTCATAGAAGTTTGCAAGTTCATAAAGATTCCATGGTGGTGTGATTACGTCAAATAATCCATAAGCATTTCTGTATACAGTTCCAGGATTGATTTCTTTTGACTTTGCCCCACCAATACCGCTTTGAACAGTTCTTGCACTGTCCATGTAACCTGGGACATTATCTGGTACTATTGATTTTTCTACAGAACGACTTGTGCGTCTTTTAAAATTATTATCTAATCCAGAATAAGATTTAAGTTCTGACCAACTTTTATTGAATGGGTCATCTTGTTTAAATTGATCTAATGCGCCTACCGCTTCGCCTAGACGTGCACCAACAATATAATCAAAATCATCATCGCTCATTGTTAGTCCCATGCCCCGTACTTTTTAACTGTTTGCTGTGCTGCGTGGACTGCACCAAGATCGTTCATGTTAGGAATTAAACCAGCCTTCATTCTCTCAACCTGCTCGCTATACTCTTCATCAGTAACACGACCTAGTCCAGGGAAAAAGTATGGCTCTCCATCTGCCTGACCAAAATGTGCTGCTGCAGCCTTTAATTCTGCAATCTTAGAAATATCACCTTTCATGGCAGGAATATTCAAAATATTGCCCTCACCATCAGTAAACCACTTACCGTCAGCCTTCTTCCAAACATACAGACCCCAGTCGTAGTTCTTCTCAATCATTGTGACCTTGGTCTCACCAATCTGACCAGGCATACGAGGCTTACCGTTTTTACCAAAAAGTGAGTTATTTTCGTTTTTCATAACCATTAGTATACCACACTATACAGGATTTTGCGTTGTAGATTGCCAAGTTACACCCTGATACAAAGAATATTCATACCTATTCACCTCAAGAACGGATTCATCCTCTACAATAATCTTATTTGTACCAGTAAAAGACTTGTAAATATCTGATGGATTTACGCCATAGTATGATGTAGAGGCGATAACTAGAACTCCCTGCCAAATATAGGCATCAGCCCAGTACTCCCAGTCTAACTCAAGTTCTCCAGAGTATTTAACACTAAACCACTTACGGTTTGTAGTACGCTGTACTTCCTGCAAGTTGGTTGATTGATAGTATGAAACGTTATTAAAAATAATAGGACCGTTAAACCTGATCGCACCCCTAAAGTTAATAAAGTTCAAAACATTGGAGAATGAAATTCCTAACAGTCCCCATTCTTTGATTGTTATAACTGGCTCTTTAACAAGTCGTCCATTCCAATAAAATGTAATACCATTCTCTATTTGCCCCGTAGCAGAATTTATGGCATATATTTTTGCCCTGTTTCCTTTAGGACTATTGGCAACCATAAAGAACTTGATAGTATATGACTTACTTTCAATCTCAAAGATTTGTGTTGGTGCATATGGGAATTCGTTACCATTAAACCTAATCATTGATTGCATAGCCATTACCTTATAATTGCCAGCAAGTTCTTTATTAATTGGAATCTCAATACCACGATTAATTAGTGGGTCATACGTACCCTTAATTTCTATACCGCTGTGATTTGTCAAATATAGATGTGGAGAACTTCCCTTATAAATAGTATATGGATTTTCTGTTTTATAATCAAAGTAGAATCCGTTTTTCTTATATGGATAAATATCAGATCCAAACCTAGTTCCTACTGCATTTGGAGATGAGTAGTCAAATGCTTGCGACGAATATTGCAAAGATCTGACTTTTACTGGATGGTACTTAATTCCATTCACATTAAAATGTATATGTGTTACCAATGAAATCTTTTTAAAGTCAACCCCTGCTGGTGGATAAATAATTGTATTGTCAACTACCTCGTACTTTGAGTTGATCCACTCAGATCCTGGTTTAACAATTGCGTCTTGTCCTAATAAAACTGTATTAGAAAAATATGATTCTGGAGAGTTTGCCCCAGCCTCTGTATATTGAAAAGAAATGTAAGTTTTTACGTAGGCACCAGATGTATCAAAATTATATGTTTTTGCAACCTTATTGGCAAGATCTGAATAGTCATCATAGCCAGTAAACAACTGATTATCTAATGATTCGTATGTTCTAGAAATTGGTGCATTATATTGTGCAAACAATTCTGCATAGGTCCAACTTCCTCCCTCTTGTTTTTCCATAAAAACAGATGGCTCTGGATAATCCATATTAAACTGAATAAAATCTAAATCATATATGCTCTCTCCAGAAGAATCTTTCACATACTTTCCAAAATAAGATAGTGGTATTTGATCTTCCCAGTATCCATCAATATTAATATCAAGTCCTAGGACATTAAAATGTGTAGTGGGCACTAGGTTATAACTAGCATAGTGATCAATAAGCGACTCGCTTACAAATGAAGATGGTAGTCCACCGCTTACATAATACTCCCAAAATGACTGGCTTACTTCTACAAAATTATCGTCTGCGTCATAATACCCGCCAAGCAAAAATGGATCTCCACCATCAATATCAACATATTCGGGATACAGATCAAATACATTCTGATAATCCATGGGAATTCCACGATTATCAAAAAACCCCTTTGCCTTTTGGAAGTTTCGATCTGAACAAAGAGCAAATTTATAAATTCTTCCAGTAAAAGTATTGGTTAGTGATTTAGTTCCACCAATATAAATTTTTAAAGCAGACTTATTTCCAAAGAAAGAGGCAGCCTCTCCACCAAAGTAATTCGCAAAATCAGAGACTTTTAGTCCCACACAGAACATTTCATTAATATAATTTGGGTAGGCTATGTAAACTGGTTCTTGCAACGTAGATAATATGTAATGGATTTCACCATTAACTAAGTCTATAGAGAAATAGGTTCCATTAACAGAGTCTTCAATTCTAATTAAAGTTTGTGTATTTTGCTCTACTTCGGTTCTTTTAAAAATACCGTAAAAACAGTCTGTTTCTTTGTTTAGTAGGTTAAAGTTATTGATAAAAATATTTCCATTGATACTATCAAAACTGCCGTTAGGCTTAAAAGAGAAAAACAGGTCTGTGTCATTCTGAACTTCTTGTAATGCCAACAAAAGGTCTTTGCTATTAGACTCAGATAGATTAATAACTGGATCAGTATAGGTTGGCGTAGACAACGACCCCTGCTCTGGGACAATATTATCTGTAAATCCCTGCGCCCATCTACCTATGTCTGGATAAGTATAACTATTTGTATAGTCTGCAAATGGATAATCTACATAGATTGAAGTTCCGCTATATGCAGTATTAATGTTTTCTGGGAACTCAACGCCTTGACCATAAACAAATCTACGCTTGGAAACAACAAGTGGAACTTGATATGGGTATAGACCAACGCAGTCAATTTCTATAGGGGATACGTCATCGTATGCATAAAACCCTATCCAATCTTGCCCTTTACCATTTTCATATTGTGCTGGAAAAGTAAGAGATGATGTCAAAAACTCAAGGTTTAGAACTTGCTCACCATTAATAACAAGGTTTGCAAAGTTGTAACCAATCCTCAAATTGATAAGCATTGGTCTTTCCCAATGACCTACATAATGAGATGCAACGTTATCATTAATTTTTAGAACAATAAAGGGGCCATCAATATAAATACCGTCGTCAGATGCAATAGGACCAACAAGTTTTCTAATACCGCTAGTATTTGTATTGGCCTTCATCCAGAACTCTAATGTCTGCTCTTTATGCTTTCCAACATCATTAAATAAACCATTTCCAGGAATAATAAGAGATGGTAGATTATTGTTTGGCAACAATTTAGTTGTATTCTGTGATCCAAAAACTAAAGGAACTCCAGCATTTTTTGCCATCAAAGCATTATTATTTACTAGGTAGTACCCTAGTCTTTCTGTCAATCCATATGAGTACGCAGCAATACATTGATCTACATCTAAGTTAATGTCTGCTGGAAAATTTATTGGTTGTACGCCAAGTGACACAGAGTGAAAGTTTTCCGCCCATTGACCTAGAGATAGTCCGTTCTGGAAGAACACATAGTTTTCCTCATCTCCACCTGGGACATAAACGTATCCAATTTTAATAAATAGTCTAGCCTGAGTTGATTCTGGAAGATCTGGAAATGTTTCAGAAATAAAAAACCAACGATTAGAAACTGAGGTTGTGTATTTTTTATATTTCTCTACAAAAGACTGAGTGGCGGAATCATAATACTCATAGCCAATTGTAATGTTATCTAGGTATGGCGTTGCAGAATAAAAGTATGAACCTATAGAGAATGTTGCTAAATCTTTGTTTAGGGTCCCTAAAGTTAAAAAGTCATCGCTTACAATTTTAATTTCACGATAACCGCTGCCAGATAAAACAGGAATAATCTTTGTTACTGGTGACTCACTGAATGGGGCACCTAAGAAATTAATATCATTGCTTAAAGATGCCCCATCAGGAGACCAATCAAACACTTGTCTTTGTGTATCTGTAATCAGAGAAATATAGTCTGCTTGATCATCAAGAGACCACAGCCCTACAGGTTGTTCTGCAAAAACTTTTTCTGCATATAGATTTAACGAATTAGCCATTATAGGTCTATTTTATCATATTATGGCAGTTTAAGTTCGCAAGAATCTGTAGTGCAGTATGCTTCTCCTAAAGCCTCTAGATTATCAATACCATCATAAATTGCACCAAAGTCAATCTTCTTAATTTGACCAATGTATGCATTGTATTCATCTTCTGAAATCTGAGTGTATGGCTGTTGTGGATAAACAGTATTGCCCATTGGAAGGAATGACACTGCCTTCAACTGGCCTTCATACATGTGAAGTGCTGGAGCAACGTGCTTTGATTCTGTTTCTTTGTCAAAAGATAAAGTTACAGAAACACCATTGTCAGACCAATACTTTTGTGCAGTTGCTGCAAGTGCAATCTTTTCAAATAGTGTGACATCCTTTTCTGATCTTGGGTGACCAGACTTAACTGGGAAGTAAACTACTGATGTGTTTGCTGATACAAGATCTTTTTCAATCTTATACCCTGCTGCCTTGAAAAGATGAAGCATTGGATCAGTTTCGCCAAAAC